TGACTTCGTTATACTTATATTGTCGAACGTGGCTGTCACTTTACCGTCCGATTCAGAAAAAGCGGTTAAGGTTTTCCCAGCACCAGCCGAACCCGTTATTACTCCGTCAAGTTTTGCTATCTCGGAAGCAACATAATCTTTAATGCCGTTTCCCGAACTCGATGCGTTCTTAACATCGCCCGAGTTATCGTACTGTGACATAAGCATATCGCCCGTCGAACCGCCGCCACCGCCAGCAGAACTTATTGAAATACCTTTATCGGGACTTGCTAAAGGTGTTATCGTGACGTTTGAACCCGCGTTTATCTTAAAGGTATCTGAACCGCTTGCCGTGAAAGTTGTACCGCCCGACTCGATTTTCTCAAACGCCGAAATATCATAGAGTATTGCCTGTACCGTCGAACCTGTTCTTCCCGGCGGAGCAACAGCTCCTATGTTACCGGCTGCCGTTGTGTCTTCCAGTTCGTCAATTAAGCCGTTGTGCTTCGGAATAATAACGCTTCTTGCGGTTTCTTCAAACTTTGCTTGCATAGCCGCCGCTGAAAGTCCTGGCTGGTCGGGAAGTCCTATAACGCCTACACCATTTAGGTCGGTGCTTTCGATTTTCGTAAAAGCCATAATTGCCCCCTTTTAATTATCCTTTATAGTTACCATTCTCAACGTATTCGATTGCTAAATCGTGTATTCCGAACGGCTCGTTAAGGTTAAGATTTTCTATCTTGAACCTTGCCTTGTCTATCTTCCTGACACGCATCTTTGAACTCATAACGGGATCGGACGCATCATTGTTGAAAGTGAACTGCGAGAAGATTATTCCCGAAAAGCTAAACACCCTATTAGAGAAGGATTTAGTCTTGATCTTGCTCCAAATACCCCTACGGCATGAATACAATGTCACGGTCGATTTAAGCACCGACATAAGACGAACGGCTATATATCTGAAAGCCTTGTTTTTATAGAACAGTCTGCCGTCAAGGTCTGCCGTTTCCCACCAAGCCTTTATCGCTGCGCCATCATCGTTATAGGACGCTAATGCCGTTTTATCTTTAAAGAAACTACATACTTTTCCGGTCGTTGTTCCAAAGTACAGTCTGTTATTTTGTACCCACGCTATGCTTGCCGGGATATCCGTCAGATAGAAACATACATACTGTCTTGTTGCATACGGCTCGGATTTATCCGTCCTTATCGGCTGGAGTCCATCAAGCACATAAACCTTTGAATTGACGAATAAGAAGTACATATCGTTAAAGGTTACGGCGTATGAATCTTCCAGTCCGTTCTGCTCGACTAGCGATCCGTTTACATAGAACGAACGGTTCTGCGAATACTTTTCGCCCGTTATATCCTGTGCGGTTATGGCAAACACACCGCTCCTTGTCAGGAACAAAGGTTCTGTTTGCAAATATCCAAACGTATCTTGTGCTATCGCTCCCGGACCTTGTAATGTGTTTATGATCTTGAACGCGGGTTTTTCGTCATAGGTCGTAACGTCCGAATCAGAACCGCTCTTTGTCGTCTGTCCAACGGCTATATAATCGCCTTCACGAACGATGATGTTATGTTCTGTCTCGTTCTCGTCCTTATGTGCGGCCAAATAGTTATTGACCTTTGTATATCCGACTACCGCAGACGTATCGCTACCAAGTTTGGAATAAGAAGTATCTGCGATATATCCGGGATCATATTGGTCGGAATGCCAGTCTACGTTAGGATAATCGGGATTTCCCGAAAGGAATAATCTGTCTGTCGCACCATTTACACCAAACAACGCTCCTATCGTACATTTGGATATGAGTTCCGCCTGTGACATAGGCGCTGATGCCGAGTAATATGCCGTAACATATACGTTATCTTCGCCTGTAAGCGGTGTCTCGCCGGGCAAATGCCCCGCAATAAAAGTGATAACGCCCGTTGTCCTATTAACCGTATAGTCAACGTCTTCTTCCTTTGTTTCCATTTCGCCCGTATTGTCCTTCATAACTTGAACAACTACGTCCGAGCCAGCAACTAAAGGACTAAATATAAGTTGAAACGTATCTTCGGTATCATGATCGTGGTCTACAAGGAAGCGCTGTTCAAACCCGTCTTGCAGAAGGTTCTTATCTTCGTACTGCGTCCCGCCGCCTTCGGGGTTACATGATATATACATCAACGGGATTTTGGCGTATGTGCTGTTTACAACGTCCGCAAACGTGTCCGTATCTGCGTCATATACCCAATATGTTTGACCGTCTATGATGAATAGCTTGTTTTCAAACTGCCATGCCCTAGAACGATGCTCGTTCATTTGACTGCTGACAAGCGTATAGTTACCGGCGCTATCCGACTTATATAACTCGTTATCAATATGTATGAGCGTAAATCCGCCTTCTTCGTAGAAGTTGCTTTTAAGCGTTACGGCATACATTTTGAAGTTTCTTATCTTTACGTTTGCCGTCCATGATGAATAGTCCGTAACATTGACAGTCACAACAACATCGGACAGCAGCGAATCGTCAAGGCCATAAGTCGAATGATCGTAAGCGGGATCGATAACCCTTGCGACATGGATAGTGTTTGTTAAGGAAGAATCTACCGTACTGATATAATCGGTTACAACAGTTCCGCTATCGTCCTTGTCGCAGTAATATTTGACATTCAGGCTTTCAAAGGTTGCCCCCGCCATATCTTCAACGGCTATATCAAACTCGACAAAAACAAGTCCTTTGACGTTGCTTGAATTGACCGAGAATGATGCGTCTGCTGATGCTGCCGATGATGATAAAGCGTCTGTCGAATCGGCATAGGTATATACCGTTGCGCCGGGAGTGTATAAGGAACTTTCCTGAACGGTCTGAAAACCGCGATATTCTGAAATGATATCGTCCGCATCATAGTTGATATAAACCATGATATCGGTCAGTTTTAATGTCGCGTTGCCAGCCGTTTCATTTGTTATTTCAAAGGCGTTATATTCTTCGTAAACGTCCTCGTTAAAGCCTACCGCCATGTGAAACGCCTGTGGCTGATTAAGCATATCCAGTTCCGCATCGCACTCTGAATAATCAGCAACATAGGGGTGTATTGAAAGCGCCTTATTTGTTGTATATGTAAATGAAATGTGTGCGCCTACACCTACGGGGATTTCAACAGGCGAATAGATATATACAGAAGACTCCCCTTGAATGGTCAATTCTGCGGTCGGCAATGATGCCATGTTCCTGTTCGCAACAAAATCGCCCGAATTGGTAGACGTGTTTGCAAGAACGTGCGCCCCGTAAATGACGCCACTTCCAAAGTCCTTTTCGACCTTGTACCCCATACGTTTCCGTACTTTTCCGGGTACTTCCCTGATCATATTAGGGGCATTGGGTGACATTCTTTCATCAACGCTCGTTCCGTTGTTCGTCATATCAACGCCAAGAAATTGGTCTATATTAAAAATGCTTCTTTTCGGAGAAGCGGGAACTTTGAATGATACAGCCATTTATTAAATCCACCCTGTCTCGCTTGTGAACTGTTCGTATGCCGAAAGGTTAGCCGAATTAACAAGACGCTCAAAGCCTACTTCAAACTCGTTACGATAACCGGTCGCTATGCCGTTATCATCGTCCTTATAGAGCTGTGACGCCATGTATAATGGCAAAAGGGTATAAACTTCGGGATCAATAGGTAACTCATAATCATCGGTCGTACTCAAGGTAATCTGTTCAGGATATGCCCTGTAATAGACGGTAAAGTTCCCTATCATATCACGATCCAGCACAAGTGTTTTAGTGCCTTCCTGATAGAAGTCTGATGTTTGGAGATATTTCTGATATGCCCCTTCAAAGTAAATACCTTGAGGATCAATCATGTAAAAGTCGGGTGCAAGTGCTTTCAGGTCATACTTAACCTTATCGGTATAAGGTACAACATGGTCTGCATCTGCGAACGTCTGTGAATATATGGCCACGTTCTTTAGCGCCATAGGATATGCGGTCGTGAACTCAAACTTCACGGCCTTTTTATCGGAATTAGTAATAAGTCCCTTGTAGACGGTATATGCGTCTTTATCAAGGGTAATCGTGTCAACAACGGTGTCGTCAACATATATCGTGCAAGTGCCATTCCCGGCACACTCAAAATAATAAGACTTGCCTTCGTCCGTACTGTATGAATAACTGTCTGAAAACTCATGTATAGGGTTTGCTATGCTCTCGGAGACAAGGTTGGGAATATCCATCTGCGTTATCTTGACTTCCTTTGTGATGAACTTCCCGGCGGTCGCAAGCATAGCCAAGCCTTCATTGGCGCTCTGCGGCATAGCAGCTAAATAGCCTTGCGTTGACTCGTCAATGATGATCGTGTCGTCTGCCGAAAACATTTTCTGTAATGTAGCCAGTTTTAAGTCATACCATGTATACATAATTTATCCTTCAAGTCTTGCGATCAAATCTGCCTTTGTTCCTTTGGCATCAAGTCCCTTGTCCGCACAAAGTTTCTTTAACTGTGCATAGGGCATCGAAAGATAGTCTTCTTTGACTTCTTCCTTTACTTCTTTTTTTGTTTCTTTTTTGGGTTGCTCAACGGGAGCAGTGGACGAGAACTCTCCCGTCCACTTGCTCGAATATCTGTAAACACCATTGTTGACAACCGCTACTACTTCGTAGACCATGTTCCCTTCAAGGAACTTGTCTCCTACTTTTAGTCCATCCGGTGCCATACAATACCCCCTTTACAGCGATGATCCGTTCTGTGCGCCGCCGAGAATGAAGGCTCTCCAATCATAGAACCCAGCGCTCCATCTTGCGTAACCTGACCATTTAAGGTTTCTGCTATCAATGTCAACTTCGTTGGCAACGTCAAGCGGAACACGATCATAGAATACGCCAGCGTTAAGCTCTTTAAGTGCTTCGGAACTCATAATGATATAAGGCTCTGTTCCTGATGCAGCTTCCCAGCGATGATTGACAACGAGTTTCCACAGACCTTCCTGTGTGTTGATATCGTTGTTTGCGCTGTTTACGATCTGCGATGAATGGATGATTCTCTTTACAAGGTCTTCCAGTCTAGGGCAGTTACCCGGAACGATGATCGTATCAAAGGTATAACCCATGACGTTACCGGACTGATTCTTGAAGTTACGTCCCTTGTTAGCAAGTTTGTAAAGAACAGTTGCGTCATTTCCGAAAGCGTCTGTGTAGACGTTAG